TGTCTATGGTTGTGGGTGGCTGGTTTATTTTGGTGTATTTTGGTGTATAGGGTGAGTGATAGATGGTATAGATTAAACACAAAAGGAGACTAATCAACAAATGAACCAACAAATGAACCAACAAATGTACATATACTTCCATTCTATGAAAGTATATGTACATTTATCTCATACCCTCTCTGCTATCATCACCCAGTCAAACAAATAGTACAGTGCTCTCAGGGTATTACGGCTTCTCCTGCTCACAATCTAACCACGGATCAACGAATTTCTCTTCCTTAGACCCATCACACTCACAATCACACTCCCAGAACTCATATTCTTTCTCTTCAGCAGGGCAATCAGGATCATGACAACCCATACATTCCCAGACAAGAGCACCAGGTACAGGAGAACATACATCACATGTACTTCCTTCATTTTGCCTAACACAATTCTCATATGATCTTTTGGCTGATTCTACACTTGCATGATACTTTTCCCAATCAAAGCGTTCGTAGTCTTCTAATGTTCTTGGATCAATTAAAGTGGTCATACAAGCACCCTTAGCAGCTTCTATAGATTTATTATATCTGTCTAAACATTTTGTGATACCATCCGTTTCTGGATAGTTAGAGCTACCAACTACAGGAAGTTCAACAATATCAGGCTCTTGGACACATGCAAAAGCTCCCTGCTCAACCAAATAAATGTTCTGATATATTAATTCATAATCAATAACGTTAAGGAATGAATGAGCTATGCACCCATTATAATCAGTTGCTGTTTCATTATGTAAAGCATGATTTTCGTAATGTACATTTACATTCTCCGTAAGTACATTTACATTTGAATTAAGTATACCTGTTCTTTCCTCCCACGCACTCACATCCGTACTCAAGTTACAAATCCGTTGCTCCATATCGTGTGCTATAACTTCAAACTTGACAAACCCTTCATCATGTATTAGCTTTCCACCCTTCCGTACTATCTCATCAGCCCTACGTTCAGCAGTCTTCGACCATACCTTATCATCCTTACAGACAATCAACTCTCTACTTCCGGCCACTCTCAATTCCTGATCACCATCTACTATCACTCTCTGATTATCCTTGACATGTACATCCATATTACCATCACAATGAGTCTTAATCCCACTCCTCACATCAGTATTAAGATCACCCATCACCTGTAAGTTATAATCTCCCTCTATCAACTCATTCTTATCACCCTCTACTGTCACATTCCAATCACCCTTAATCAGGATAGTACGGTCCTTCAGGTCTATCTCAAAACTGTCTCCATAGATCTTCCTTGTCTCATTACCTTCCTGATCAATCTCAAAGTAGTTTCCCGAAGGGGTAAATCTATGATACCTATTCTTACCAGGTGTACTATCCCACTCTTCACCTAAACCCCACGATCCATATCCACATACCTGTTTTCTATAGATCCCCTCTTTCTCACTACCATCATAATTCTCTATCGATTTATCATAACCATAAGAACTACTAACAAAACCATTATTACCAGGATTACTAGCACTCTCTTCACCTACCTCATGATACCCTTCCCACACTTTGTTATAAGGATACTTCACATCCCATGGATTATCAGGTTCATGCCAATACTCTCTATGCATCGGATCAGCAAACACCTTACACTTTGGTATAAACCTCTCCTTATTGATCCACTTAAATACAGTAAAAGGATGATTGTTTTTCTCTAAGAAGAATTGACACTTACTATCTTCCTTATCCTTTACTTTCAATTCCTCCGTAGACTGTGTTTCATTATCTATTACACTATCATCATCACTATCCTTCTCATGTTCTCCCTGGGCAAACCTACGTACATAAGCCTCATCAAACTTATCATAATACTTTTTACCATATACGGCCTTCTTTGGACATAACCCTTCCTTAATCATTACTTCTTGAGGAGGAACTAATGATTCCGGTACCTCAAATGCATGATCACTAGGAGTATTACGGGCTAGTCTATTAGTGTCCTGTTCAAATATATGATGACCCATAGGGAATACAGTATCAGGATCTTGAAATCCACAATCATTACCTAGATCCTCTCCATCCTCATCCGTATCATCACTCTTCTTTGGTTTGAACGGTATTGATTCAGGTATCCCACCGAATGAGTTAGTGATTACTGGTTGTTGTTTGTCTATACCATCCCAGTAGAAGCCCTTAACCCATGCTCCTTTTACATACAACCCAGTAGGACTATCACCTATCCCCTGCATTGAAGACGATAAGGGACCATTCATAAGGTATGCCCACGGTAAACCATCTGTAGGTATCCGTTCACTCTTTGTTGACTGTGTATGATCACCTAGTATACGGACCCTGACTCTACCTAATTGTAATGGATCATCTATATCTTCTACTATACCAATGAACCATATGAATCCATCGTTACCTAATCTTTGAGTGCTCTTTGTGTCAAAAATATCTCTACCCCCTTGTATAACTGTAGCATAATGGTAAATGATACTTACTCTTAGGATCACACCATCTCTTTATTGTTTGTGCTGATACTCCATAGAAATCACCAGCCTCATATGCAGAGTAGAATAGTGCTCCATGTATAAACCATAGCTTGGCTACTGGACTCTTGATGCCTGTCTTTGACTTACTTATATTATTACAGTGCTCTTTTGTGAACTTCATACCCATTCTTACTTTAGATTTCTTAATTCTTACCTTTTTACTATCCTTACGACCTGTTATACCAGTAGAATCATGTTTCATTGTGCCATATTTCATACCATTATAAGCACATCTTGATGATTGATCTTGCAATAGAAGATATAGCCACTTATGAGCTTTGATATGTTCATGATGGGGCAACCTTACTATATTATCTGGTCTATCTATGAATGATCTATCTTTGTGTTTTAGTGCATGTCTAGGTGTTATATGATGGTTCTCGTAATACATACTATTCCTCATGGTTTTATATTGTAATAGTATTTATGTTTTCTTATTTCTTATATCAAACATTATAATTTTATCCTTGACTTATGTTGATTGTTACGTTGTTAGGAAAATCTTATACTTACCCCTATACGGAACTTTATTAATTATAGTGTTATTAGATACTTAAAAATTGATGCTTTTTTCATATTATTACCGTAATGGAGTATGTATATAGTGTGTATATAGTGTGTGTATGTATGTATATAAAGTGATGAGGTAGTGTATATGGTGTTTCATGGTAGTACGGATAGTGATATGGATAGTGATGTACGGTAGTACGGATAGTGATATGGATAGTGATGTACGGTAGTACGGGTGTCAAAAAAGTGACGAGGTAGTTATAGGCAAAAGAGGCCACCCCACTACCTCCAGCCTTATAACTGCCGTATATAAAAAAGAGCATTTTCCAAAAAAATTTTCAAAAAAAAAAAAAAATAATTTTGTACTATTTTTGTACTATTCCACCACTATCCTTACCACTCCATTTCCTACTATTTAACACTTTCCTTAAATATAGTAATTCCACATACTTAATATTTTTAAACCCCATCTCTATACATTTTTTTCCTAACAACAATAACTACTATTCCACCACTATCCTTACCACTATCCTTACCACTATCCTTACCACTATCCTTACCACTATCCTTACCACTATCCTTACCACTATCCTTACCACTATCCTCTGACACAAATACATACCCTTATTTGTGTCAGCCCCATATACTCTTAGTTCCTATTTCCATAACTATCTGTACCCAAGCTATCCTTCATAAGCTCCAATATAACATCATGTCTAGTAGGTTTGAATACTCTCCTGACTGAAGTAATTAAGTATTTTCCGGTAAGCCTAGCATCCATTTTACCTTTCTCAACTTCTGGGGAGGGGAGGTCAATTTTTATCATTTGTCCAGCCTTCCTCTTAAAGTTGCCTATTGTGTTCACTGTCATTCTTATATATTTAGATTGGGGCTTCTGCATTATCCGTTGTCTCATCCATTCTTCACTATGTGTGCTCTTTAAACCATCGTACTGATATCTGTGTTCACTCCGTACAAGTAATCTGGTGTTGCCTGGGTTACTACTTAGAGTATCACTTACCTCTAAAGGGATAAGAGGGTTACGATCAGTGTGAGAAGTCTTTTTGAATTCTGTACCATAAGAGAATGGATCTGAACCAACAACACCGAACTCATCTTGGTTAGCAGGGTAGCCGTGTATATTGTAATTAAGGCTCCAGATGCCACTAGGGAAATGATCATCTACTTCTTTAGTTACCATGTTGTGAACTATCAATCGACTACCGAAGGTACCATTATCTGCATTTAACAGTACATCACCTGTATCTTGATATGAGTACGATTGGATGTTAGAATAGTTTCTGGGATCATTCTTATCTATATTAGAGAGTTTAACAAAGAGTGTATCACTGACTTTACCCTCCATTAATTTTGATATAGAGGTATAATTGAATTGGTGTTTATCCTCATAGAAAACGTAGTTCACTGCATTAGAATTTTCTGTACTCTGTGATCTCCCTGCAAGCCAGTTAATAGCCTGTATCGGCCTCCATCTTGGTATAACAACAGAGAACTCTCCTTTGGTGTCTTCTTTCACTAGGGGTTTGACATCACTAGAATAGAACCACGACTCGAACCACGACTCTTTACCTTTAAGACCCATATCATCTTCAATTTTAAATTTAGAGTCGAATATATCCTGAACCATATCTGAGTACTTCGTATTGGTGTATGCCCTAGAAACTCTTGTACGGACGTTGTTGGACCATCCTACACCAGCGAGTCTAAGATTATAAGTCTGCATGTCTTGGCTGATGAGCTTAGCCCTGGAGGTTATTTTGATGACTTCCATAGCACATTTGATATTACCACCACCATCAGCTAAGGAATCGACTTTTTGTTGGATCTTGTCATCTTCATTAATACTAAGTTCTATATCAATCACATCACCTTCAACAATGGGGAGGTTGGCCACCATGTTATCGGCATCTAAGAGAGTGATATCTGCTGTCATGCAAGGTTGGAATATGGATTCAAATATATTGATCTCTAATACCTTCCATCTTATATCCATATCTTTGTCTCTGATGTATACTTTCTTGAAGTTGAAAGTACCAGGAGCAAAATATGATTGTTCATTTCTTAATGCCATTTTTTCTTTATGTCCTTATTTTGTGTTCTTATTTTGTGTTCTTATTTTGTGTTCTTATTATTTATTTGGTAACTCTTGTAAAATTGCTCGTAAGGATAGTATTGAGTTCATCCAAGACCTGCTCTAAGTATTCCGGTTTAAGCATGAGTATATGACGTTTAGCATCATTCTTCTTTAATTCATACTCGTAGTTATCAACATCTATCTTAGAGGGATATTTACTATCTACTATGATACCACTGGGAAGATCGGCAATATCTCCAGTGTCCACAGATTCATAATGATGTAGAGATCGTCTATTTTCCACTCCGTACTTAGCATCAACGTATTCATTAAGTTCAAGCTCAGTCATGGGGAAGTCGAAAGTAGGATCTTGCATCTGGTTGATCATAAGTACAATCCAATAGTAATGAGTACTGTTATATAATTTATGAGCAATGATCTGGGGAGTGTCTTCATCCCTGACTATCCATTTAGTATAGATAGAACCGAACTTTCTTACTTGGTTTCTGAAATCTAAGCGTTTAAAGAAGTTTTTAATTTTCTTTTTTTCACCGTTTCCTAGAATGTCGTAATGCACATAAGGGAAGTCGTTGAAGAAGAATTTGGTACGTTCTCCAAAAGCCTCGTACTTGTAGAAGTCTTTTTTCGCCATTAGTCATCATCCTCTTTATCATCTTCTTCTTTCCCGAACATATCTTCAATCTCATCTTCGGCCTGATCTTCTGCTTTTTCATAATCAGGATCTAGACGTTCAAGCATCTCTTCGAATTCTTCAGCATGGACTTTTTCTTCATAGGCAACATCTAAGAAGAGTTTTCTGAGATCGGGGTTAATGGTTTGTTCGGCCATTTTCTCATACAGAATTACAGCATCTAATTCTTCGGTAATGGCACTCCGTAATAATTGTGTTTCAGTCAGACCTTGAACATCTGTGTCTTCTGATATTAGGGTTTTAAATGTTTTCATGATTATCCGTTAAATCCTTCTTCTATAGTTTCTTTTGTTGGCATGATTATTTCTGAGAATTCTAATCCTAATTCGACTGCCATAGGAGCGTTATCTTCATGCATGTTGCTGGTGTCATTATTGGGAGTGTAGTTTATGTTAACAGATGTACATGCACACTCATTTAGTTTCATTATGTACTTGTTACCATTAAGACCATCACCAGCATAGAATTCGATGAACCAAGTGTTCGGGTATTCCATAAACATCTTTTCTCCTCTCATAGCTGGAGCACTTGCTTTCTGTATGGCCCTGATTGTTTCCATTATATCCTCCGAATCCTGTTTTCTGTACGGAACAAGGTTGAAGTTAAAAGAGTACGTCTTGAAGGGCATACCATTAAAGAGCATTTCGTTTCTTGGATTTGATGATATTCTAGTACCACCTAATTTAGAAGATGTATTTACAGAACGAGCATATATAGCTTTAACATCTGCATTACCACCCCTGATAATTTTAGCTAATCCATTATCTAATACATTCTGTATATCTTTGTAATTTCTGATCTCTTTTAAATCTTCGATGGCTTCTTTATTCTGTCTTGCTAAATATGCCAGTTTACCTACTCCTTCTTGTTGCCAATCTGCTCCCATATTAGATTGCAGGTTAACTGGGAGTGGTAATACAACAGTTGTGCTACCAACATCAGTTCTTAGAAGTGTATATGGTGCGCTCATTTTGGTATCACCGACTCTGTATATATTTTTAGAGTATTTCGGTTTATTCATTAGCCCTGCTATGTTCATTACTATTTCTCCTGGGTATCTTTGTATAAATATATATGTGTCCTATAGATTAAAGGTAACTATTTCTATTTCTATTATTATTTATGCTGAATTATACAAAGGAGATGTCATATTGGGAAAAAACAGATCGTTTACTGGTTATTACAAAGCCAAAAACAAAAGTAAATACGCTGGAGATTCAAGAAGTATATATTATCGGTCATCATGGGAAAGATTATTTTGTAAATGGTGTGATACTAATAAAAATGTAGCGAAATGGGCCATTGAGCCTTTTAAAATTCCTTATTTTGATGATGCTACGGGTAAAATGAGGATGTATAACCCAGATTTTTATGTAGAAATGGTTGATGGGGTTAAATATCTGATTGAGGTTAAACCAAAATATGAAACTGAACCCCCAAAATTGAGGAAAGGAACTGAAAAGTTTGTTATAGCTGAGTCAACATACAAAACTAACACCTCAAAATGGAGAGCCGCCAAGAAATTATGTGAAAAGAAGAAATGGAGCTTTAAAATTGTTACTGAAGACACTTTAAAGTCCATGGGTATCAAAATAATTTCTTCTATTCCTTCCATTCCTCAAATTAGACGCAAAAGACCAAGCAAAAAGAGCATAAATAACGTAAATAACACACCAAAGAAGAAAGTGAGAAAAAATACGGGCAAGAATACGGGTAAAAAAATGAATAAAGGGAAAATATCATGTCAATAAGACCTCAAAAGACCATAAAAAAAGTTTCTATTCAACAAAAGGTCCAAGATCTGGGTATAAAGTGGTCTGATTCACCTGAAGATAACCTAAAACAATTAAAAAAGCTCTCTCAAGAATTAGAACGCAAGATTTCCCAGAAAGATATACAAAAGATTTGGGGAACTGATAAGGCATTTAAAGAACAAGATATCAGGGATGCTAGGAAATGGTTCATGGATGAGGTTAAACGTCTTATGGCCAATCCATGGGAAGTAAACCACAAGAAAATGAGTAAATACACCAGAGGGCAGGGTGCTATTAACTTACCGAAGGCCACTGATATAGGGAAATTATTTTTTTACAAGTACGACCCAAAGCTAAAGGCAGAGTTACCATACTACGATATGTTTCCATTAATTTTGATGATAAACACACTAAAAGATGGTTGGCATGGTATAAATTTACACTATTTACCTCCAAAACAACGTCAAGTATTGATTTCTCGCCTTTTGATTAACTTATCAGACACTAAACTGGATAATAATACACGTTTACGGATCAACTATAAGATTTTGAAGAGTGCCAGTAAATACAGATTATTTAAACCATGTTTTAAAAGATATTTGGTGAATCATACAAGATCCTCAGTGCGTCCTATACCCATGAGACACTGGGCTAAGGCTATATTATTGCCAGTAGCACAGTTTAAGAAAGCATCAACTAGTAAAGTCTGGGCAGAATCACTCAGAATAGCGAGAGGCTAAAAAATATGGAAAATACGGGAAATTATATAGTATATGAAACAACAAACTTAATTAGTGGAAAGTTCTATATTGGTGTCCATAAAGTTAAAGGTGCTGGTAATGGTAGATATTTGGGCAGTGGCTTGGCTTTAAAGGGTGCAATAAAGAAATATGGAAGGGATAATTTTAAAAGGGAGATGTTGTTCAGATTTGATAGTTCTGAAGAAGCATACCTGAAGGAAGCTGAGATTGTTAATGAAGAAATGATAAGTAATATTAATTGCTATAATATGAGACAAGGAGGATGTGGTGGTAGTATTTGTGGAGAAAATAATCCTAACTATGGAAAAACTCATTCAGAAGAAACAAAAAAGAAAATAGGGAAAGCACATAAAGGAAAAGTAATATCAGAAGAAACAAAAAAGAAAATAGGGAAAGTACATAAAGGAAAAGTAATATCAGAAGAAGCCAAGAAAAGAATGAGTCAATCCATAAAAGGAAAAACTCATTCAGAAGAGACAAAGAAGAAAATTAGTGCATCCAAGAAAGGGAAAAAGCTCTCAGAAGAAGCACTGAAAAAAATGAGTAAAGTGTGCATAATAAAAGAAGAAAAATTTGAGTCTGTTAAAAAAGCATCTGAACACTTAAGAGTGCATTCCTCTACTGTATCTTATTGGTGTAGAAATCCAAATAATCTAGACTGTTATTATATAAATAGCAACACAGGAGCATAAAAATGGGAAAATTTGGAATCAAGCAGATAGTCGGACATATAGCAAATAATCCGTTACTAGAACCAAATAGATATGAAGTTATTATTAATGGTCCTGTGGCTATCGATGCTGCCAAGGCCAAAGCAATATCCTTTAGTTGTAGTGAAGCGTCTATACCTGGCCACAATATAGGAACATTTGAGCATAGTATAGCCGGACCGAAAAGAAAGATTCCTAATGAAGAGTTATTTGATGATCTATCACTAACTTTTTACAACGGCCATCATATGTGGGAGATTGGGTTTATAGATGACTGGATGCGCCTTATTGCAGGAGAGAGTAATTTTAGGATGTCTTACTACAATGATATAGTTGCTGACATAAATATACTTATATACGACTTGAGAGAAAATAAGGTCGCAGATGTCAGATTAACAGAAGCATACCCTATAGGAATGGCAGATGTTCCATTATCATATGATGCAGATGGACCGTCTAAACTTTCTGTAAATTTTACATATCATACATATACGATAGAAAGATTTTAACAAAACCGTAACAAAACCACAAAAAACCGTAATAAAATCAAAAGGAGATTTAATATTATGTCATTACCAAAATTAACAATTCAGTCTTACACAATGACCATACCATCATCAGGAAAGAAGGTCAAGTTTCGTCCTTTCTTATCCAAAGAAGAAAAGATTTTAATGATGGTAAAACAATCATCTAACTCTGAGGAGATTCTTTCTTCTGTAAGAGAAATTGTTGATGTGTGTACATACCAGAAGCTGGATACGAAACAGCTTGCCCTGTTTGATCTCGAATATATATTCTTACAATTACGGGCTAAGTCTGTGGGGGAAGTTATAGAGATAGATATGAAGTGCATCAATGAAGTAGATAAGATTATACCAGCAGTAGAAGGTGGTGGTGATACACAGACTATCAAGAAGCCTTGTGGTGGCGTTATTCCATTCGTCATTAACATCGAAGATATTAAAGTAAACGTTCCTGAAGGCCATACTAAAACTATTAGCCTGGAAAACGATATAGGTATCACTATGAGATATCCTTCAGTCGATGACGTTGAGATGTTAGAGGCTAATAAGGATGATGATATTGAGATAATTTTCAACCTCATAGAGAGCATATATGATAAGGATCAGATATATGATGTGGCTGATACCAGTAAGGAAGAACTACAGGAATTTGTGGATAACCTTTCTACAAAACTTATCGAAAAAATCCGTAAGGAATTCTTCTATACTATGCCGACCCTATCACATACCATTAAATATAAATGTGCTGCTTGTGGTGTTGATGGAGAATATACGTTTAGTGGGATAAACGATTTTTTCTAATAGGGTTAAGTCATGATAACATCTATAGCATCTATGAGACGAACTTCGTACTGATGAATGATTTTAGTTTTAATCTTACAGAATTAGAGAATATGATTCCATATGAGAGAGAGATCTATATAGCGTTATTACAGAAGTCACAAGCTAAAAAAGCAAAAGCCATGAAGAAGAAATAATCATGGCTTAACCCATATTAAAAAGAGAAGATGCTATGAGTAAACCACCAAGAAATATAGATAAAAACGGTAACAGAGTTCCATCACTAACTGCTGATAAAAATAATGACGGTAAGGTGGATCTCCGTGAAGCCATAAATCGTATAAAAGAGGTCGATAGCCAGACAGATGTTCTTAAAGATGATTTAAAGAAACTCGGTAAAGATACTCTTTCTATTGCTCAAGCTATGAAAGAGTATCTTCAGACTCATAATAAGAACGTATCCAAGACGGAATCTCCAGTAACAGAATCATCAAAAACAAATAAGATATGCAAGGTTTATGGTTGTATTTATAAAGGTACATATGATGGTATAATTGATGGTTTAGCAAAATCGAAAGAACAAGATAATCTTATTAAATCTGAAAAGGAAAGGATAGAGAATAATAAGAGGATAGCCAAGTCTATAGCTAGTGGTTTAATATCCTTTCCTGAGACATTACGTAGAGGATTTATCAACCTATTTGCCTTTGAGCGTTCAGAAATACTCCAAACATGGAGAGCCATAAGGCATAGTGTTGGTGTTGATAAGGATGGTAATGCTGATTATCAACAGCGATTATTCAGAGTAATGTTAGAGGATCGTAGTAAGAGAGGTGGTAAATATAGAGACACTAACTCTATTGGTAATGCTCAATTAGATAATCAGTTAGAGATTATTTCTATTCTTGGTAGTATTAATGAATCTCTTCTAAACGGCAAAAATAAGGGTGATACTGCTTTATTAGAAAAGATCGAAGAGAATACTGGAAATAAATCAGCTATGGGTCTTGCTATTCATAGGGCCATGAATAACTTTCTTCCTGCAATGTCTGTTGTGGGTGCTGGAATTGTGGGTGCCTTTGCAGCTTCTGTAACTCCTCTAACATTAGGTTTAGCTGCCCTTTCTGGTAAATTCTTCTCTATATGGTCTAAAGGTAAAAGAACACAAGAAGTTCAACAAACATTACTATTAGAAAAGATATCAGGAAATACCAGTACTAAGGGTGATCGTGGTTTTTTTGGTATGGGTAAGAATATAGAAGAGCAAGCTGATATTCTTAAAGATATTCGTAAGCACACTGCACCCAAAGAAGAAGAAAAAACCGGATTCGCTAAATTATGGCATGACTTTACTAAGGTTTCAATTGGTGATAAACTAAAAGAAGCTATGTTTGGTAAGAAAGAAAAGGCCAAGACAGATGGAGAGAAGACCGTAGACATTCTTGAGCGGGTACATGAAGAGTTAGGACATGGTGTTGGTTGGGATGAGAAGATATTCCATATATTGAATAGTGGTATTGGTGTATTTCCCACAATGACTGGTTCGTTTAGTGTATTTGAAGCACAAAACCTTGATACTCTTGAAAAAATAGAGGATGCTAATATAGAAGAGGTCGATGCTATAGACCGACTTAGAGATGGTCTTTGTGCTTGTATGGTTAGTGGTAAAGCAGATGATTACCCAGTATCATTACAAGCTATGAATCATCCTAACGTAGTGTCTATTACCCGATCAGTTAGGGGTATATATGATATACTTCATCAAGCAAACGGCCCTGATATTATAATGAGTAGTAGTGATGATAGTGATGATAGTGATAGTATAGGACAAGAAGAACAAAAGAGAGAGGCTAAAGATAATATCATATCAATTCGGGATTCCACAAAGGGGATTTACGATACATTAAAAGACGGTTCGCTTATTCCTGAAGATTCCTCTAATAAAGGTAGTGGTGGTATAATGGGTACTATTATGGGATTTCTTGGACCTTTTGGTACTAAAATAGGATCTATAGGTACATTATTGACTGGTTTGGGTGGTCGTATAATAGCTCTTGTAGGAAGTCTTGGTCCTTTACTAAGTACACTGGCTACTATAGCAGGACCATTAGCATTAGTAGCAGGAGCAGGAGCAGCAGGTTTTGGTATTGGTACTTTTATTAATAACAAGATCGATCAAGGAATGGAGAAACTAACAGGAGAAAAGGGCCAATCTCTTGGTGGTTGGTTTTATGATATTACTCATAGAAAGGAAAAGAAAGAACAAGAGAAACAGAACAAACTACTAGCTGAAAAGATGAAGGCTAATCGCAAAGCTAGAAAAGAAAAACGAGATGGAAAGGTTGAAAAAGCGGTCCAAAAAGAGAACATGATACCTTCTGGAGAAGATCTTGTTGATACGTTTGGATTGAAAAATGGAACTCTTGCAGGATCAGCAGCTTTTATTGGGTCTGGTGGGAAAGAGATAGGTGCTGATATTATAGCACAAGCTAAAGATTTTGCTAAGAGTGGTAATGCAAACTTAAATATATCAGCCGCAGGAATCGGTGAAGGGATAGCTGCAACTGGATCTCTTGCTAAAGGTATTGCAGGAGAGTTACTAACAAATGCTCAAGGTATGGAAGTGAGTAAAACTCTTACTATGATATATAACACATCAGAAAACGCCCGTATGCAGTTAATGTCTGAAATGAAGGATGCTCTTGATGCAACCAAAGAAGCTACAAGGGGATCTCAAACAGCACAAGCCATCGGAGAATCTGTATCTGATGTGAAGAATTTTGTAACAGGTGGTACAACGAACATAACGATGCCTGTAAGCCCACATGATATAGATAGGGGTACGAACTTACTCTATAACCAAAATAGCTCGTAGGGAGCCATTTAAGCACAAAAAAGGGGCATGTCATAAAAGACATGCCCCTTTTTATTATATACTTCTACTCATTAGTGATAACTAGATCTTAATTTCGTCAGCGATTCCTTTGAAATAATCCATGTTATCATTTCCCTCATCAGTACCATCAACTGTACCATCAGAGTCAGGAAGACCATCTGGTGTATCCATATCACCATCAGATTCAGATTTATCAACACCCTGATCAACAACATCTTCGGCAGATTTAGCAGTACGTTTGGCGGTCTTATTCAAAACCTTAGCAAAACGATCAGCCAGATCCTCATATGACTTAAATTTCTTCTCATCAACAAGAGGTAGAAGAGCCTGTTGTTCATCAACATCGAATTCAGGGCATGGTGATGGAGCTTCGAAAGACGACTGAGAATAATCAGCCCGTTTGTCTTTCTTACGGATCACAAACTTAAAATTAGCACCTTCAAGTAAGTCGAAAACATCAATTGGTTCAGGAACGTCACCTAATCCATCATCGATAGGTTGAGCCATACCGAAAATAAGATCAGAAATTCCTTTACCGAAAGAGAACAGGTGAACTTTACCTTCGTTCTCTGGGTTAGCAGGATCTTTGATAACCAAAATGTTACAGTAGTTACCAGCAGAGAAACCAGCATTCCGACCCCTCTTACGGATTACAGCCTGGACATCTTCAGGGACATCATCCCATTCACCATATTCCCCGATTGTATCGAAGTTATCATCACAGACTGGACATTCCAAACCAAGGGTAGTCGGACAGAACTCAATGAACCATTTGTTATTAGCCTGAAAACCATGTTGAAAACGTTCAACGTAGTATGGATAATCCTCAGATTCAAGTCCAGGCAAGAATCGGATAATAGCAGATCCATTACCTTTTTTGTCACGTTCAGGGTAGTACGTGACATCCTGTTCGTTATTGGTGTTCTTTTTCCCCAGTGAAGTACGACCAGCGGCCTTCAACAACTTATCCAACTTTCCAGATTTATTTCTCTCTCGTAGTGATTCCAAACTCATAGTGTTTTTTCCTCGTATTATTTTGTAGTTTTAAATTGTATTTACCTGTACTGTACCTGTAAATCACTTGTTTATTACTGTAGGACGCTTTTTAGTCCCTGTTTTGCATAACGGCCTCCTCTAGTATTGTTTTGTATTTCTCCAAACCCACTTTTAAAAGAAACTCGTACTTTATGTACTTAGAACTGTAAAGGTAATCATGGGTTGTATTGTTGTCAAGTCTGAGATTAAACATTTTTTTCAGGATGATAAAGCTCTCCAGTTCAATACTAGATGACATCAATGCATCAAAGCAAAATTCAGCCATATCATCATTGAACTTCATCCCACTTCGTAAAAGAGTAGTAGCATCTTTAGCGAATACGTAGGGCATATTAGCCAGTCTTCCATCCCTGATCACCATCTTCTCAATATAAGTAGATAGTTCACCACAGATGGCACCAATCCACAAATCAGGATCTTCAAGGAAGGCTGTTATGAATAGATTCGTTACACCCACTTCAGTCTGTAGTCGTTTGGCTATCTTGTCATAGAACTGCTTTCCTTTAGTACATAGAAAAGTATCATAAGAAGGTTTGAACAGTCTGAATCCATACTTACTTATATCTGTATTAGAAGCAGAAAAATGCGCCTTGTATGAAGTGTAAGCCCTGTATACAAAATATCCACTGACTATTTTCATGATCACCCCCAGATATTGCCATTATAGGAATCGAACCTATATATCATCCAACTTCAATTAACCTTGTTTACTTCTACGGACTCGAACCGTCACAGTCAGATGTGTTTGTTAACTCTACACCAGTTATGAGTAGTAATGGCAATAACTTTAAATTATTGTATTTGACTCTGATTTAATGTAGTTGAGATCAATGAATTCTACTTCCATTTTTTCTTTAAGAGAGCGATTTATAAGAGGCTCCACTAATTCAGGATCAATATTATACTTTTCACATGAAGCAAGTACAGTGTCAATCATTGTCATTTGGTTGTTGCTATACTCTTCTTCAACATGTAAGCAGAAGTCTTTTTTGGTTAGAATCATTCTTTATCCTTTAGTTTGGCTTCAAGTTTATTCATACGATCATCAACCACATCACACATACGCTTAATCCATACCCTAGTCGGTATATCAAGGTTCTCAAAGTGAAAGTTGCTGTTGAGTGATGAATAAATTAGTCGTGTAGTTTCTTTAAATATAGTTTCTTTTTCCATAATATATTACCTCAATAGTTCATAGTCATTATCGATTTGACGATGTTCAATAAGAAACCCCACAAGAGCATAGTAGTTAATGGGTATATAAGCAACTTCACCTTCACCACCAACAGCCACCATACATTCATCATCAAAGTCGATTTCAAAGACCAGTAGATCACCATTAATCCATCCACCATCTCCACAGGCGGTTTCGTCATATACCCATCCTCTTTCAGAAAGGAACGTTTCACATCTTTTTAAATCTCTTACTGTAGCTTTCATATTATTAACCCTCTCTATAAAATACATGATTTCCAAAAACCAAAGCCCTTTCTAATTCGTCCTTCCAATATGGACTAACTGATAAGGCATGGTAGTGAGTGACATTAAAGTGATCTCCAAAAGAACTATAAGTCATCTGAGCGAATAAAGCAACCTTTTTTGAAAGTTCCCATGATTCCTCATCTGTGGGTATATCAGATTTACCATCAGAGTACCAAGAGAATTGAGCAGGAGCTGTAACAACTTCCTTAATAGTATCACCCCATCGACCATCATCTTGTCGGTCCAAAGTAACAAGAGCCACCATAAGCATACCGAATGGGTGTTCTCCACGAGCTTCATGGTAGATATTTAATGTGAGCCAATAGGTTTCACTCCTGGCAAAGTCATCTTCGGCTTCGGTTATGGCATTTCCACGAGGGGCGAACCACAGAAGGATAAAGCCGATGATAGCAATAAGAATGATTACGTCAATAAGTTTTTTGTTCATGATATAGCTCCTGATAGAGGTTATAACTTCATATTGCGAGCATTTATTATAATTTACCAAGAGCGGTTTGTCAAGAGGTTTATTCGATTAATTCAAAATGAGGAAGGTCATTGAATTTTTGGTCAGTAGTTTGTTTGTCTCCATCCCAATCTCCTCCAAACCTAATTTTATAGCCCTTTTCTTCAGCAATTCTAATGGCATACCCTGCAAACATATAGAAACCTCCGAGATCATCCCAATCCACACCAACATTAGCATAATAAGGAGCAACATCAATCGCTTTTGCTGGTAATGTATTATGTTTGGAATCTGGGAATTTCAGTTTACTCTTCTTGTCCTTGAAGGCTTTGTTTTGTGTTATCTCATCCCTATGGCCACATAATATTATACAATCCCATGTTTTCACTACTTCTTCAAAAATTTCTTGGAGTCTGGGATCACAAGTTTCTAATTTTTCTCTAGATCTCTTTCCGAATTGGGGCATGATTATTCTCTCTTTGTTATGGTGCTAAATGAAAAGGCCCATTACAAATGAATGTAACGGGCCTTTGTATCAAACATAATGCTTCTATTTAACTTCTGGTGCTGGTAATTCTTTAGGATCATCATTATCTTCGATCTTGAGAGAATCCCTTATGATTTTACAGACAGGGAGTACCAACTGATCATCTATTTTGTTCTCAGATGACTCTACAGCATTTTCCAGTAAATCTAACCCAAAATCCAGAAATAGCTTGATTGTTTCCTCATCTAATTTTTCAATGACGAATCCAATAGCAAACATGACCGCTTTTTGTTTAATTCCCGATAACATAACTTTCTCCTTTCTTTGAAATTTGTTTTGTATAGACTCATATCAACCATTGATCTGTTCTATATCTTTATTTATATATACTGGTATTATGGTAGTTATCTTTTATTTTTAAACCACCTTACTATCCAGCGAAAGATAGAAGATACTGGAATTATTATTTGGTCAGTATCCTTTGCATGGGGTCCATATCTATTATGATTTGGTTGAAGATTGATGTGTTCTCTGATAGTGTCAGGTGTATCATTGGCGTTCTCTTTCCATTTCTTCTCTTTTTCTAACCTCATATTTATACCAATCCATGTTTTTTATGGTCTTTGTTATTACTTTACTGTATATTTTATCACATAAATTCATAGTACCACCCCTACCAATCTTTTGCTTTATCCTATGCCAGTACCAGAATACCCATCCAAAAGATCTCACACCAAAAAACATCAAGTCACCAACCGAACTGTTGGTCATGTCATTTACTCAGTCTCTCAGTAGTAAATCACATTCCATTCTAGAATAGTTGGGATCTTCATACATCTCATCATGGACTATACAACATCCTGAAATATCTATATCTCTCCACACATCCCAAAATAGAGTACAATGATCATCTACCTCTTCTATGGCTGTTTCGGCAATTCTCACTGCATCATTTATTATTTTTCTTGTGGATTCTACTATCTTCATATTTTCTTTTCTTATGCTATGAGTTCTTTTATTTCCTTTAGTTTCCGTCTTACCATATTCTTAGTTGCTGTATCTGGAGCAGTATGATGAAGAACATAATAAGCCTCTTCTATAGTATCCAACACAGATAGAGTCGGATTGCTCAATATAACTTTCATATATCTATCACTTCCCCTTTTTTCTAACAAGTCTCCTAATAGTAATAAAGTTTGTTCTTCCCAACTCATTTCATTAGGATCATCTGAAAATATAAATTTTATATATTTGCTTAATCGATTCTTTGCAGTAGTAACACTATCAGTTAGATATTGATAAAGACCCTTAGCAGAACTTTGGCCTTTTCCGCTTTGAGGAATATTATTACCATGGAGTTTACCGTTATTCTCAAATATTCCTATAATATGAGCAAACCGTAGAGCATTCATGTATGCAATATCAGGATCAATTTGCAATCTAACAGCATGTATAGAAACTAATATATAGATTCTTTTGCTTATACCTCTTATATCGTCCATTAGCGCAATCCTCTAAGTAATGAATCTGGATCTTTTACATCTCTCATTGATTCGAACTTCTGTTTATATGCAAGAAACACACTCTTGGCCTCTTCATAGTTACCATCATTAAAAAGTTTTTCAATTTTATCATATGCCTTTATGTGATGGGTTATATCTTTACCTACTCCTATAATTCCTATTATGTTTAAATTTTTGTTATATATAGGAGCTTTCATTACACGAAGAGCCAACATATCATCACCTACTCTTCCGTGTTCATAAAATAGAGTTGGTTTTCCTCTGATAATTGTAAACTTATCTGTACTTATACAATTGTCTGCTATAGTATATTCCAATCCTCTTTCTCTTAACTCTATCGCTATTTCTTTCGAATCTTTATTAATTGCATCTTCTACTTTTGTTAATAGGAGATGTTTAGATGTTGACTTGTTTATATATGTATATTTACCATCAATATCCTTTGTCCAAAACATATCAGGACATGAATCTATAAAGTTAAGTATTAGAGATTTGTGTTCTTTAGCTTTACTATAGAATTCTTCCCATGAAGGCATTGGTATAGAATTGACCCTATATCCACTACTGAATACTTTATTAGATATTATAATAAAGAATCTACTCATATAAGGAACGAACTCTAAAGGAATGTTTATATAGGCAGACACAAGATGCCAGCAATGACACATTATTATATGAGTACCAAATAAAGTAACGAAATATATTATAAGGAATGTTAAATGTGATACTGCCCCTGATGCTATGAAACAAAACCCCAACCAAGTAATAAAACAAAATAATCCAGTACACCCTGAAAATATTGATAAGGCTTCGTATGATACACTTCTTCTATCTGGTATGTTATGAAGTATTGCCCATCTACAGTGATTGAAAACAGCATATGACCATAGCACCGCTTCAACTGTTGTTATACATAATATAATTAGACAAATACCCGTAAGTAGAGTTAATATGTCCATTAGTTCTCTTTTATTTTATCTTTTAAACTGTTATATTGAGTTTGTATGCTATCCATTCTATCATCCATATTATCTTCAATGTCATCAATACGAATATCCATACTAATCTCATGCTCTTTCATTTTTTTAGACACCCCCTCTTCTAGTGCCTTTATAGCATATGTAATAACTTCTCTGTTATCGTTTTGTGTCTTATTCATAATACGATGCATTTCCACTCTATCATCATTATATGAATCTTTGAAACTATCAAGACCAGTGAATGAATATACAGCCGCTCCTGATACTATAAAAACAGCGAATGACATTAAAGTGAGAAGCACAGAAACTTTAGATGATAGTTTACTTACGGTGATTGTATGCTCTTCTACCACTCCATATCTCTTTTCTAATATAGATAGTCTTGATTGTGGTGATAGAATATAATCCTGACCGTATCCATCTTCATTGTTAGTATTGTTGCTTGTATCAATCATTTTTTATTTCCGTTATTCCTTTTTTTGGGTTTAGCAGTAAGTCGAACTGTATTCTCATTTAGTAATCTCTATTATTTATGGTTTGTAGTTTCCAGATTAAATTCAGACATTCTGTTATCCGTTTTATCCTTCCTCATTTATATCTTTCTGTTTTCGTAATAGTACTAATTCTAAAACATCCTCTTCAGCACCATCAACAACCAACTGAGCATCAATCCGTTCTTCTAAATCTTTTGTTACAATTGGATTTGGAATTACCTCTTCAGTTGTAATATCATTTTCATCAGTTACATTTGCAGTTATAGTCAATTCTAATGGTTCAATTGCTGGTACTGTGATTGTCTCCATAATAGGTGTATATTCAATGATTGGAATCTGTACAGTCTCATATATGGGTTCTAGATTTTCATCGTAGTGACTGAATTTAGTACCCTCTGAGTAGCCTGTAATCTCTTCTGTATATTCCCCTGTTTCTTGTTCATAACTAAATTCAGGAACACCCTCACTAAGTATATACATTTCCAATCTCTCTAAAGCCTTTTCATAGTTTAAGGTTCTTTTCAGTAAATCGTTATCAGCACGAACTTGAATACCATAAGCAATCATTTCTTCCATAAACATTCCGAACCAACCAACAAGGGCCAATTCGTCAGGAGAAGCAGGTTTCATATCAAGAGAAAGACCTGTAGTTACTCTATTCATTATTTCTTGGTCCCGTGAAGAAAACACTCTGATCTCATACGCCCTCATTCTTTTACTGATTTGTGGTTCTGTAAATGTAATACTCCCCATCAAATCAATAAAAGATGTTTGTGGGGTTCCTAAGTTATTATATACTGTCTCATTAGTCATTATTTTATCCTAGTTTATTTGGTCCTTGTTGTAAAAACACATATATCTACACTGGCTGGAGCTGATGCAAAAACTATCTTGTAATTGAACCCATCAAACACCACTGTATAACGCTCTGAATCGCCATCACGACACAATAGACCATCTTCATATACCG